CATGAAGGACAACCACTTCACCGAACTTAAAGAGATGGAGATTCTTCGAGAGCGTGTCGGTCTAATGAATGAAGTAACACAGTACGTTGGTGAATACTTCTCTAAAGATTGGGTCATGCGTAATGTTCTTCAGTTAAGCGAAGACGATATGAAAGACATGAAGAAGGACATTGCTAAAGAAATCTCTGACGATGAGATTGTAGACAGGAGTCCTGGTGCTGAAGATGAGAAAGAAGAACCAGCACCTAAAGCACCTAAAGCACCTGCTCCTACTGCACCAGTTGCCGCACCTAAAGCGCCAGTTAAGAAAGACATAGATACAGCACAAGAAAAGTAAACGATAAACTTTGGAGAATATGATGTCAGAAGAAAACGTGATTATTGATGAATTAGAAGCAGAACCTATTGAGACTGGTTCTGAACCTATCGCTGATTTAATTGATGCGATAAAAGCGCAAGACTTTAATGCGGCAGAATCTCAGTTCAACGATTTAGTTGGCGAGAGACTATCAGATACACTTGATCAGGCGAAGATTGCTATTGCGGATCAAATATTTAATGCACAAGCAGAGACTTGGGCAGATGCTGGCGACGATACTGAGGATGACATTGAAGAAGATGAAGACCTCGATGATTCAGAAGTATAAATACTAATAAGTATAAATAAATGCTAGTAGATAAAAAACGTGAATCGGTCATTGAGAAGGCATCAGAAGACCACCTCTATTACGTAATGAAGCATAAGGAACTGTTCGCGGTTCCTATGCATCTTAGCACAGTGCAGTACATGAATGCTAAGAATATGCGGAACCAACTCAAGTTTAATGAGTTACTATATAAGAGGTTACTAGCATTTGATAGAGGCGGGATATACTTAGATATTGGAGTAGGACCTGCGTTTCTTGAGTATGCTAATAACGAATTAGGTAAGAAGTTACATCTATCTACAGTAGAGTGGGAAGAGCAAGTTGACCACTTTAAGTGTGTACGTGATTCGTGGAAAGTTACTGTCGATTACGAATGCAATGATATATTGAAAGATGATTTTAAAATACATAATTGTGAGACGTACTATGATTATGTATTACTTCAGAGATTCTTTCCTGTCTATAAGACCACAGGAACACAAAGAATTGATGATGTACTGACTAAGTTTGTACCGTATGCAAAGACTGCGATTATCATTGAGTCTGATACGAATTGGACAAAAGTGCAGTGGAAATATCTACTGTCGATAAGTAAAGAGCGTATTAAAGTCTATGGTGATTTTAATATGTTTATCATAGATTTGGAACAGTATAAATGAGATCATTCAAAGAAATTAGAGAAGCGAAGACTAAGATGCCTCCGGGCGAACATGTCTTCGATACTAAAGTTGGCAAAGTGAAGGTAATGATTCACAAAGATGCCAAAGGATTTACTGTCTTTATTGATGGTGAAAAACTCGACACCTATCGTTCGCAGAAAGAAGCGGAAAAGATGGGCGTAGCATTTGCCAAGGAAATGTAATGAAACTGATCACTGAATACACAGAGAATGATGTACAATGCATTGTCGAAAAGAATGCACAAGGTGAGAAGAAGTTTGTCATTGAAGGCATCTTTATGTCGGCAGAGCAAAAGAATAGAAATGGTCGTATTTACCCTAAGCAGATTATGGAACGTGCTGTAGATAAATACGTCAAAGAACAAGTAAGTCAGAAGCGAGCGGTTGGTGAGTTGAATCACCCCGAAGGTCCGACTGTAAATCTTGATAAAGTTTCACATCTCATTACTGACCTCCAGTGGGAAGGTAATGATGTTGTTGGAAAGGCACAAATATTGGATACTCCGATGGGTAGGATTGTAAAAGGTCTTCTCGAAGGTGGCGTTCAACTAGGTGTGTCAACTCGTGGTATGGGTAGTCTTGAGAATAGAAATGGCGTTATGTACGTTAAAGATGACTTTATGTTAAATACTGTTGACATCGTACAAGATCCATCGGCACCATCAGCATTTGTTAATGGTATCATGGAAGGCGTTGACTGGGTATGGAACAATGGTATCCTCTCTTCTCAGGTAATTGAAAATATGGAGACAGAAATAAGAACTGCTCCGAAAAAGCATCTCTATGAGACGCAGGTTCGGGAGTACAAGAATTTCCTCTCATTACTCAAGTCAAACTATTAAGGAGTCAAACATGTCGGAAGATATGAAAGTTGAACTTCCTATTGATGAGAATACATCAGTCGAGGAAGGAAGTGCTCAACAAATGCCAGTAGGCACCGAAGCAGACGCTATCGCGTCCGTAGATAAAGCAGAAGATGGAGTTAAGTCTAAAGCGCCAGCACGTAAGGGCGACAATACTAAACAAGATCCTGCACCAAAGACCAAAGCAGGTCTGCTCAATGCAATGTATGGTAAGTTATCTTCTATGAAGAAAGCGGATCTAAACGCTGTATATACCAAGTTCTCAGAAGATTTTGATTTTGAAGATATGGAAGTTTCAGATGCAGTTGCACTGCCTGAATTCTCTGTAACGGATGAGTTGAATGACCTTGTAGAATCTGAGCAAACTTTATCAGATGAGTTTAAAGCGAAAACTGCTGTAATCTTTGACACTGCTATTCGTTCAAAACTTTCAGAAGAAGTTGAAAGAATTGAAGATGAATACCAATCACGACTTGACGAAGAACTAGAGGCAACTCGAAGTGACCTTGTTGAGAAAGTAGATTCATATCTTAACTACGTAGTTGAGAACTGGATGAAAGAGAATCAGATTGCTGTTGAATCTGGTCTGCGTACTGAAATCGCTGAGAACTTTATGGGCAGTCTGAAAGACTTGTTTGTAGAATCTTACATCGAAGTACCTGAATCCAAAGTGAATCTTGTAGACGAACTAGCGGAGCAAGTTTCTGAGTTAGAAGAGAAACTTAATGCACAAACTGGTTCTGCCATAGAAATGTCTGAGAAGTTAGAAACTCTACAGCGTGACGCGATTATTCGTGAATCTGCTGGCGATCTTGCTGACACTCAGGTTGAGAAGTTAAAAGGTCTAGTTGAATCACTCGACTTCGAAGATGCTGAATCTTTCGCACAGAAAGTAAAGACTGTTAAAGAGTCCTACTTTAAGAAAGACGTAGTAGTTGTAGAAGAAGAAATCAACGAAGATTGGTCTGCTGAAGCATCTGCACCTGCACAAGGTTCAGTTATGGATCAGTACCTTACACAAATCAAAAAATCAAACAAGTAAATACTAGGAGTATTAACAAATGCAACAATCATACGATAAATTAATCGAAAAGTGGAGTCCAGTATTGGACGAAAGTTCTGCCGGTGTTATCACTGACAACCACAAAAAAGCAGTAACCGCCGCTATCCTTGAGAACCAAGAGAAAGCATTCCTCGAAGAAAGCAACATGCTTAACGAAACACCAACAAACACCAACGCTACTGTAACAGGTACTGCTAACTGGAATCCAGTATTGATTGCACTCGTTCGTCGTGCAATGCCTAACTTGATGGCATACGATCTTGCTGGTGTTCAACCTATGACTGGTCCTACTGGTTTGATCTTCGCTATGAAGAGCAACTACAAGACTACTCGTGCCGGTGCTACTTCTGGTGACGAAGCATTGTACAACGAAGCAGTAACTGGTTTCTCTGGTGATTCTTCTGCTACTACTGATGGTCGTGGTTCTTCTGGTCTAGTTGGCGCAACTGATACTGACGTTGACTCAAGCATTGCTGATTCTGGTTCTGTCTATGTACCAAAAGTTGGCGGCGCTATGCCTACTGCTGATGCTGAAGCACTTGGTGGTGCTACCGGTTCTGCATTCGCTGAAATGGGTTTCTCAATCGAGAAAGCAACTGTAACCGCTAAGTCTCGTGCATTGAAAGCAGAATACTCGCTTGAACTTGCTCAGGATCTTAAAGCAATCCACGGTTTGGATGCTGAAACTGAACTTGCAAACATCTTGTCTACTGAGATTCTTGCTGAGATCAACCGCGAAATCGTTCGTACTATCAACAGTCAAGCGAAGATCGGTTGTCTTACTTCTAACGTCCAGACTCAAGGTATCTTTGACTTGTCAACTGATGCAGACGGTCGTTGGAGCGTAGAGAAGTTCAAAGGTTTGTTAGTTCAAATCGAACGCGAAAGCAACCAAATCGCCAAAGACACTCGTCGCGGTAAAGGTAACGTAGTAATCTGTTCTTCAGATGTTGCTACTGCCCTTGTTGCTGCCGGTATGCTTGATTATTCACCTGCTATCTCTGCTAACTTGAACGTAGATGATACTGGTAATACCTTTGCTGGTGTTCTTAACGGTCGCACTAAAGTGTTCATCGATCCCTACGCCACTGGTGACTATGTTACTGTTGGTTATAAAGGCACTAACCCATATGACGCTGGTATCTTCTACTGCCCATATGTTCCTTTACAAATGGTTCGCGCAGTTGGCGAGAATGATTTCCAACCACGTATCGGGTTCAAGACTCGTTATGGTATGGTATCTAACCCATATGCTGGAACTGCTGGTGCTCAAGACGGACTTGCTGCCGCTCGTACCAACCAATACTACCGTATCTTCCGCGTAGACAACATCCTCGCATAAGACTGTAGTTAAAAAGATAATAATAAGAAACTTGTTTTAATCTTTATACCCCTCCTCACGGAGGGGTTTTTTTTGTCTGCTAAATAGTTCTATAATTAAACTCTGAGAAACGTGATGCCTACATACAATTATGAATGTAAGAAGTGTGAAAACAAATTAGAAGTGATGCAAAAAATGTCAGACGATCCATTGACTACTTGTCCTAAATGTAAAGAAGAAGAACTAAAGAAAGTCTTTGTTGCTGGTGGTGGTGGGTTTCATCTTAAAGGAAAAGGATGGTTTAAGACTGGTGGATACTAAGTTAAAACTTGTATAAATATCTGTATAAACTGGAGTAAGAAACAATGACTGACTTTACATGCGATACTAACTATCTCGCACCAACTGGATTTAAGATCACGATATCTCGTGAGAACTTTCCTAATTTACAATTCTTCGCACAGCAAGTAATGCATCCCTCTATGGAGATGAATGCTGTTGATGTTGGTTACAGAAGAGCGTCTGTTGCATTGACAGGTGATACAGTCGGGTTCGGCACATTGTCTATGGATATTCTAATGGACGAGAACATGAATACTTACGAAGAACTGTTTCAGTGGATGGAAAGAATGGTTGAAACACCACACAGACCTAATACTGGTAGACTTCTAGGTGGTATAAGTGATGTCGCACACTACTGTGATATTAGAGTGGCAGTGCTGACTAGTGGCAATAATGTTGCAAGAGAACTGAAGTATGTCAACTCATTTCCTATATCATTAGGTGATATTACTTTTGCTTCGACCAACGATGGACAGTTTATTACGTTCCCAGTATCGTTTAAGTTTGACTATTTTGATTTTGTGTGATATAATAGTGTAGTTAATAACTACATTTTTAAGGTGAAATATTATGGATTTACAAACTGTTCTACAAGAATGGAAGAAAGACTGTGAAATTGAGTTTAACCAATTAGACGTTAGTTCCCAGGAGACACCCCGTCTCCATGCTAAGTATCTAACATTACTCTCTGACTCGCGCCTGAAGTTAAAGGACGTGGAGTTCAAGCAGAAATTACTACTTAAAGATAAGTGGTTATATTACCAAGGTAAGATGTCTCGCGAAGATATTGAACGGAAAGGATGGAATCCTGATCCCTTTGATGGTCTGAAGATTCTTAAAGGTGAGATGGATTACTACTACAACTCTGACCCCGAGATCATGAAGAGTGAGGCAAGGATCACATATATAAAAGAACTAATCGATGTGTTGAAAGAAATAGTCGAGAACATTAAGTGGCGACACCAGACAATCGGAAATATGATACGATGGAAGCAATTTGAAGCAGGATTCTAAATGCAAACAATAACCCTGAAAATGAAAGATTACTCGATGCTCCAATTGGTGGAGTGTGACCCTGATGTGGTCCATGAATTGAGTGAACACTTTACATTTGAGGTACCTGGTGCGAAGTTCATGCCCGCTGTAAAGAAGCGGTTGTGGGACGGCAAGATAAGAATGTTGGATCGTAACACAGGACA